TTCAGACCCTGATCCGCGTGCGTTGATTGGTGTACAGAAGCTTGCAGCGCTTAACTCAAACACAGCTACACGCCATATTCTTGACGGTAGTCTATATATGTTCAAATCAATAGCCGAGGCACTTACATATAGAATTGCAGATATTCTTGAGTACGCTGACTTTAGAGATGACTTCGCCAATAAGATTGGCAAATACAATGTATCTATTTTAAATGAAATTAAAGACCTATACGTATATGACTTCGGAATTTTCATCGACATCTCTCCAGACGAAGAAGAGAAAGCGCAGCTTGAGCAAAATATTCAAGTTGCTTTATCTAAGGGTGATATTAACCTTGAGGATGCAATTGATATACGCGAGATTAAAAATCTCAAGTTGGCTAACCAACTCTTAAAACTCAAGCGAGTTAAGAAAGAGGAGAAAGAGCAACAGCGTTTAATGCAGACTCAGGCTATTCAAGCTCAACAGCAAGTTCAAATCCAACAGATGGCAGCTCAAACTGCTATGCAGAAGATTCAACTTGAGACTCAGTCTAAGATGCAGATTAAGCAAGCCGAAGTGGCTTTTGAAATTGAGAAGATGAAGAACGAAGCTATGCTCAAGCAGCAATTGATGCAGACTGAGTTTGATATGCAAATGCAACTTAAGGGCGTTGAGGTTGACTCTATGGATAAAAGAGAAAAAGAAAGGGAAGATGCTAAAGCTAAACGTATTAGTCAACAAAACTCAGAGCAATCTAAGTTGATTAATCAGCGAAAGAACAATCTACCACCAATTAGTTTTGAATCCAATGAGGATTCCCTTGATGGCTTTGACATGGCTGAATTTGAGCCACGTTAAAACAATAAAAAATAATATATAACTTTGTAAAAATTAAATCTAATGGAATTTAAAGTAAAAGAAGTAACAGGAATTGTTGAAAAGAGCGCAGCTCAGATTGAAGAGGAATTATTACAAAAGCATGAGGAGAGTTTAAATAACGATCCACCTGTGATTGAAACACCTCCGATTGAGCAGCCGCCAATTGAGACACCTGAGCTAAAAGAAGAAGACGTTCTTTCATATTTGGGAAAAAGGTACAACAAGGAAATCAATTCGTTTGACGAGTTGATGGCTCAGCGTCAGGAAAACGAACCGTTACCTGAAGATGTTGAAGCATTCTTGAAGTACAAGAAAGAAACAGGGCGTGGTATCCAAGACTACTTAAAATTGCAAGAAGACTTTGATTCCATGAATCCTGATAAAATGCTAAAGCAATACCTCATGGCTACAGAGGTTGGTCTCGATGAGGACGACATTGATGCCATGTTGGAAGAGTTTGCTTATGATGAGGATCTAGATGATGACTCTAAAATTAAGAAAGCTAAGATTGCTAAGAAAAAGGCTATTGCTAAGGCCAAGGATTACTTCACATCTGAAAAGGAGAAATACAAACAACCTCTTGAGTCAAGGGGAAGTACAATTGCTTCTGAAGAGAAAGAAGAGTTTGAGGCGTATAAACAATACATACAACAAGCTAAAACCCTAGAGGAGGAAAATGGTCGCAAACGTGATTGGTTCCTAAAGAAAACTGATGAGGTGTTTAGTCAAGAGTTCAAAGGTTTTGAGTTCAATATTGACGACAAGAAAGTGGTTTTCTCTCCCGGTGACGCAACAGAGCTTAAGAAGCTCCAATCAACTCCAACAAACTTTATCAATAAGTATTTGGATGAGAGCGGAATGGTAAGTGATGCTGCGGGATACCATAGAGCTTTAGCGATCGCAATGAATCCTGAGAAGTTTGCCAAGTTCTTCTACGAACAAGGTCAGGCCGATGCGACAGATAATGTCACTAAAAAAATAAAGAATGTGAATATGTCTGAGCGCAGAGCACCTGAATCAATCTCCAAAGGAGGAATGCAAATCCGAGAAGTAAATCCGGGCTCCGGCAATGGATTGAAAATCACAAGTGCAAAAAGAATATAAACTATTAAAAAAGAAAAAAAATGTCTGTTTTATCTACACCCGGTTATCAGTTACAGCCAAGTGCTGAGCAGGTAGCTTTGTCAACAAACTACATCCCGTCAAACGGATTTAACTTCATGAATCAGTATTTACCTGATACATATGAGAAAGAATTTGAGCGTTACGGAAACCGTACCGTTGCATCTTTCCTTCGTATGGTAGGTGCTGAGATGCCGTCTATCTCTGACCAAATCAAATGGGCAGAACAAGGTCGTCTTCACACTAAGTACACTAAAGTTGTTTCTACAGCTACTTTGTCTAACGCTGACAGCGCAACATTCCAAGTCAATGACTTGAACGTTACAGGTATCGCTATCCGCGCAGGTCAAACTGTAATGATTACACCTAACGTTGCGGGTCCTACCCAAAACAAAGCTATCGTTACTGCTGTTAACACTGCTACTAACCAATTTACAGTTGCTTTCTATGAGGCATTAGGTATGACCAATGCTTCTACAGCTAACGAATTTAGCGTATTTGTTTACGGTTCTGAATTCAAGAAAGGCACTACAGGTATGATTGGTTCATTGGAAGCTGAAGACGAAATCTTCTCTAACAGCCCAATCATCATCAAAGACAAGTATGCTGTCAACGGTTCTGACATGGCTCAGATTGGTTGGATTGAAATCACTACTGAGAATGGTGCTAACGGATACCTTTGGTATTTGAAGTCTGAGCACGAAACTCGTCTCCGTTTTGAAGACTACCTCGAAACTGCAATGTTAGAAGCTGTTCCTGCTGAATCAGGTTCAGGTGTTGCTAACTCAGGTCTTAACCCAACTTATGGTAACAAAGGTTCTGAAGGTGCTTTCTACGTTGTTAACTCTCGTGGTAACGTATGGGGCGGTGGTAACCCAACTTCATTGCAAGATTTCGATGATATGATTTCTCGTCTTGACAAACAAGGTTCTATCGAAGAGAACGTATTGTTCGTTAATCGTGATTTCTCTTTCGACATCGACGATATGTTGGCTGCTCAGAACTCTTACGGTGCTGCAGGTACATCTTATGGTTTGTTTGATAACGACCGTGACATGGCCCTCAACCTTGGTTTCTCAGGATTCCGTCGTGGTTATGACTTCTACAAAACAGATTGGAAATACCTCAACGATCCAACAATGCGTGGTGGTTTGACTTCATCTGCTACAGGAGCTTCAACTGCTAACGTAATCACAGGTATGCTTGTTCCTGCAGGTTCAACAACTGTATACGACCAAATCCTTGGTAAAAACGCTAAGCGTCCGTTCTTACACGTTCGTTACCGTGCGTCTGAAACTGAAGATCGTCGTTACAAAACTTGGATCACAGGTTCTGCCGGTGGTGCTGCTACTAGCGACCTCGATGCAATGGAAGTTAACTTCTTGTCTGAGCGTGCACTTTGTACCTTAGGCGCGAACAACTTCTTCTTGTTCCGTTACGGTGCCTAATTAGCACTCAAAATATGAGAGGGGCTTCGGTCCCTCTCTATTTTTATTGTAAACTTTAATTATATTATATCTTATGTCAAAAAAAGTCACGTTGGCTGCTGCCGACAGAGTCTATCGACTCAAAAATGAAAAGGCACCATTGTCTTATATGCTATCAGCAAGAAACACAAAACGCTCAGCACTCCTTTGGTACGATGAGGAAACCAATCAAAACAGACCTCTCCGTTACGCAGTAAACCAAAAGAGCCCATTTGAGGATGAGCAAGATGGCAACCCACTTATCCAACCTATTATCTTTGAGAATGGCTTCTTAAGCGTTCCTAGAAACAATCCTGTGCTACAGGAGTTCTTATATTACCATCCACAAAATGGTATCGTATTTGAAGAAGTAAACAAAGAGCGTGATGCACAAGAAGAGGTTGAATTCTTGGTAACTGAGGTTGATGCATTAATCAGAGCTCGTGAGTTAAGTATTGATCAACTTGAGACAGTATATCGAGTATTATTCAACAAAGATGTAAGCCGTGTTACCACAGCAGAAATGAAGCGCGATGTGCTTATCTATGCACGTAACTATCCGGGTAGCTTCTTGAATTCTCTTGAAGATCCAATGCTACACCTACAATCACAGGTTCATATATTCTTTGACATGGGGTTACTTGGTTTCCGAAGTGGAAACAAAGAGGTTTGGTATAGCACACCAAGTAATAAGAAAAAAATGATGAATATACCTTACGGTGAAGACCCATATGTGCTAGTCGCTATGTATCTTAAAACCGATGAAGGTGTTGAAGCATTAAAAATGTTAGAGCATCATTTAGAGAATGCATAAATAATGTTATATTTGTAATGTTGTTTTAGAGTTCTACTCATTTGTTTGTTTGATAAAGGTGTCCTAGTGGCACCTTTATTTTTTTGTATCTTTGTGAAAAGATATTTCAATGATTAACTCAGTAAGAAACACCGTATTGTCAGTTCTTAACAAGAACAACTACGGATATATCTCACCATCTGACTTTAATTTGTTTGCAAAACAGGCACAGATGGAGATATACGAAGAATACTACAGCAGCTATAATAAGACCATAAATGCAGAGAATGCAAGGCTATCAGGCACTGAGTATGCTGATATCGAGAATCCTATTGCAGAGGTCTTAGAGGGCTTCTTGCGTAATGATACGCTCACACAGGTTACGCCTGCAACAAACCAATACTATGTACCATCGCTAACGACTACAGGTTATAACTTCTATATGATTAGTAGACTTACTTGTTTTAATGGTACCACAAGATTAGGTGATGCTGAGAAGGTTGCTAACGCACGTTTGTATATGTTATTGGACTCAATGCTTACGGCACCAACTACAAAGTATCCATCTTATATTATCGAGGGTGATACTATCAGTGTATATCCTGATACCATCAATGGTGTATCATCATTGAAGTGCTCATACTTTAGGTTGCCTTTAGACCCTAAGTGGACATACATTACATTGTCAAATGGTGAGCCTGCATTCGATCAATCACAACCTGACTATCAAGACTTTGAGCTTCCGGGTGAAGATGAGTACAAAGTAGTAATGAAGATTCTTCAGTACTGCGGTATGTCAATTAGAGAGATTCAAGTTGCTCAATACGCAATTCAACAAGAACAGAGTGAAAACCCTGCATTTAGCCAACAACAATAATAGACCATGGCATATATTTCACAGTATCAATATTACGAGAATGGCGGTAATGCGCCTGAGGACGCTAATTGGGGGTCTTATCAGTACGTAAGTCTGCATGACATTGTCAATAATTTCTTGTTGATGTATACAGGAAACCACTCATTGGTTAATAATGAGGAGCGTTACAAGATAATCTTTCACGCAAAGAGAGCTGTACAAGAGCTTAACTACGATGCGTTTAAAGAAATTAAAGTACTTCAGCTTACCGTTTGTGATCAGCTAAGATTTGTTTTACCATCTGACTACGTCAATTGGGTTCGTATATCTTTATACAAAGATGGGTATATTAGACCAATGACTGAGAATATTCAAATTCAATCAGCAAAAGCCTATCTTCAAGACCATAATTGTAAGATTTTATTTGATCAGAATGGCAACGCCCTTGAGCCTGAGTACTCTGAGCTTGATTGGGATCGTATTACGGGCACTCAGAAGAGTATCTATTTAAATCCGGGTCATCAATTTGACGGGCAAGAAGGTTGGTATTATGAGGGGGATTGGTATTTTGAAGCAGGTATTGGTGCCAGATATGGTTTAAATACAGAGACCGCTAATAGAAATCCTACATTTACTATTGATAAGAAGTCAGGAGTTATTAACTTTAGCTCACATATGTCAGGTGAGTCTGTCATCCTTGAGTACATATCTGATGGTATGGAGAATGGAGATGATAGTTTAATTACTGTAAACAAGTTATTTGAGAAGTATGTGTACGCATATATTCAGCATGAGATACTCAATTCAAAGCTTGGTGTACAAGAGTATGTGATAATGAGAGCAAGAAAAGAAAAATCTTCTTTATTACGAAATGCAAAAATTAGATTGAGCAATATTCATCCGGGCAGATTATTAATGAACCTACGTGGTCAGAATAAGTGGATAAAGTAACATGGCTAAACTTACAAGAAACTTCAATCAGGGTAAAATGAACAAAGTCGTTGATGAACGACTAATCCCTGATGGACAATATATTGACGCGCTCAATGTAAGAATGGGTTCTACAGAACAGAAGAGCATTGGAGCCATTGAGAACACTAAAGGTAACTTAAAAATTACATCTTTAATCTACATTGATGGTACGCCATTAAGCTCAAATGCTAGAACCATTGGTGCGTTTGAGGACGGTGCAAATGAGACCATTTATTGGTTTGTGCACGACTCAAATTTTCCGGTTGGAGCGACCGATAAGCTTGACTTGATTGTTTCATTTAACATACTTACAAACATACTAACGTACCACGTCATCAGTATTGATGAT